GTCAGGATGTAGATCACAGCGGCACCGGCGCAGCCCATCACCAGCATGGCCAGGCACGACACACCGCGGCGAAACCGCGCAGCACCACGGCGATAGGTGAACAGCCGCACGAACAGCACCAGGCAGATGAGGAACGTCACCTGCGTCAACAGAGCACTAACCATCCGCGCCTCCGTCACTGATCGATGGCACACCGCGCCGGCGGATCGCAGCCAGCGCCAGCGTCACCACCAGCACCGCCGCCCCGAACGCCGCCGGGCCGGGATAGGCGAACGGGCGAAAGCCCCAGAACTCCGCTTCCACGATGGCCGGCGCGAACTGGTAACCCATCACCGCCGACACCAGGAAGAACAGCAGCCGCTTCCAGATCGGCAGGTCATGCGTCGTCGTCACATACACCAGCGCACCCAGCAGCGCGCCGACAGCCGCGTCGCCGTTCACGCCAGCCATGAATCCAGCCAGGCCGGCACCGGCCGCACCTGCCACCACAACGCCTGCCGTGGTGCTCGTTGGCTCAGCCATGCAACGCCTCCAGCGGCACAAATGAAAAAGGCCCACCGTTACGGGTGAGCCTTGGAATGGGTGCCCTCTTGCGAGGGCTGGCCTGCCGGGGAACAGGCCGCGACACAGCACGTCGCTCGGTGGTTATCGCTGCGGGCGCAGCTCTACAACCATGGGGACTTTCTACAGCCGACATGCAACGCCCGCAACCGCCGATTTTTGCAAACGCTGTTCAACACGGTTGAACACACTTGAGCACGGTTGAACGCTGTTCGCGCCAAACCATCCCGACGAACGGTCATCTGGCAGCACCAACTTTCCGCAACTCCGCCGCCGCCTTCACGGCCCGAGCAGCGGCCTTGCGATCAGCCACCCGCTTGCGCTCAGCCCGGGCGTTCTCCCGTGCCACGTCACGCGCCGCTCGTGCCCGCTTCACCGCAGCCGCATGCGCATCCGTGCCCCGCTCTGCCGATTGCAACCGCGCCAGCGCCACCGGCCACTCCGCCTGCAGCTCCGCATGCAACTCATCCACCTGGGCGCGATACGTCCGCATCGAGATACCCAACCGCGCACACTGCGTCGCCACGGCCACCGCCTGCGGCCCCTGGCAGTAGCGCACATGCGCCAGCCGCTGCAGCACACGCCCACGCGACCCGAGCCCGAGGGGCGCATCCTTCGCCATACCATCCAGCGCCATACTCACCGCCTGGCTCGCACGGCTGATCGCCACCGCGCACTCCACCAGCGACAGGCAGCGATGCCCGCCCACGCCGCCCGGCGCATCGTCACCCATTCGCCCCAGCGGCGAGGCGATGGCCACATCCAGAGCAGGGTTCACAACCTCACGGCCCCACGCCTGCAACAGCACCTCCATGGCCTCGATCATGCTCTGCCCCCCAACCCAACACAAAACCGGCAACCCAACACAAACCCAACACACTCAAAACCCTTATAAATCAATGCCTTCAAAGCAACTGTGTTGAGTGTGTTGGGTTTGTTGGGTTTTTCGGTCCTCGCGTAGCAATTTTTTCTCGCCTCATCAGCCCCGCTCTGCCGTTGCAACAAATCACACGCATGCGCGCGCGCGACGCCAAACCCAACACACCCAACACACACCCCGCAAAGCCCCGCCGTTACCGGCCTCCCGCTGTGCTGGGTTCGCAAACCCAACCCAACACAACCCAACACACCCAACACACTTTTCGTCGTATTCATGCCACAGCCCCCTTCAAGTGGTCCCAGCCGTCCACATCCCAGCCCGCCAGCTTCGCCTTCGCACGCCACCCCGCCACATGCTGGCCAAGCGCAGCTGCGTTCATAGATGGGGGCAGGGAAGAGTCAGGGTCACTGGGAAAGAAGAAGGCCCCGAAGCGTCGGTTCGCCCCCTCCGTCCAGGGGATCGACCGCGTCTTCTCCACTTCGGAACTGATGAACAGGCTGAACTTCGTCTGGCTCATCGCGTGTTCACGGTTGCGCTGGCACCACTCGAGGAACAGCGCATAAAGGTCCGTCGAAAGGCACGCACCCCAGAGCTCGCGCCCAAGCTCCCCGTGCTGCCATTGATGGAGGAAGGTCTGCCAGCCAGCCCGCGACAACGCCACCAGCCGCTGTCGGGCATCCGTGTGCGGTGGCCGAGTGCGCTCGTTGAAGTCGCCCAGGTCCACATCCAGCAGCCAGCCATAAAGCGCGGCCACCCCACCGTTCGCCAGCTCCGCGCCGATCGCCCGCTGCCGTTCCTCCGGCAACGTCTCCAACGGCCACATCACCAGAAAGCGTCGGTCAGACTCACTGATCGGCCAAGGCAGTATCTCGTTCGAGAGGAACACCGCATTCATATGGTTGGCTTCCTCCCAACCATTGATGAACTTCGATTCCATCCGCACCGTCTTGCCGGTGATCAGATGCTTGATCTTGCCAACCTGGTTGTAGCGCTGGTCACGGCTCACAACCTCCTCGAACACCGCCCACAGCTTCCGGCTCTGCCAGGCATTGAAGTTCGATTCCAACTGCGTCTGCCCAACCGTCGCCGCATAAGGCCCATACAGCGCACCGAGCGTGTCAGCAAACAGCAGGCTCTTGCCCGAGCCCTCCATCACCGAATGCATCAGCACCGCCGTGTCCAGCTTCGCGCCCGGGTGCTGCAGCGGGTAGGCCAGCCACTTCACCAGCCACTGCAACGGCGCCTCCTCGTGGTTGCACAGAAACGAGATCAACCAACGCAGGTTCTCGCACGCCGCGTCATCGCGCACCGGCTCCAGCGGCAGCCCCTCGAAGGTGTTGATGTACACCGCCGGGTCCTTCGTCATCGTCGGGTCGAACACGATGTGGTCCACATCCACCGTCCGCCGCTCGGCGCTGTTCAGCCACAGCGCATAGGCATCGCCCAGCGCCATCTTCACCGCGCCTTCCGGAATGCGCCGCTTCTTCTCGCGGTCCCATACATCCTTCGTCCCGTCGATGTACACATACCGCTCGATGGGCGTCATCCCCAGCGCCGAGGCCTTCTTGCCAGCCATCCGCCGCGCCTGCTCCAGTTCGCGCACCGTATCCGCGCCGATCAGCTTCTTCGCCACGTCATCCAGCCAGACCTTCGCCAGCGGCTTGCTCACCAGCGCCTCGAACGCGGTCTTCTTCATCACCGCTTTCTTGTCCTGGTCCCAGACCTGCGTGGTGCCTTCCACCAACGCAAACCGCCGCAGGATCTGCTCACTGGTGAAGCCCACCCCCTGCCCCCCGGTGTCGGAGGAGCCGGCCGGCGCAGCGGCTTCGTCAGCGGATGGGGTCGGGGAAGGCTTGCCAGCAGCAACAGCCGCGTCGAGCTGCTGCGCTACCGCCTCCAGCCCCCACGCCACATGCACATCGTTCCAGTCCTGCCCTGCCTCGCCTTCGGCCGGCTGCGTCGGAAAGGCCGCAATGCCGCCCACCTCACCCGCCGCCGCTTCCGCCTTCTTGCGTCCCGGGTTGCCCGGCTTCGCCGGGTCATCGTCGCCAGCGACCACAAGCAGCGCATCCGGGCATTGCGCCGCCAGGTCACGCGCTACCGCCGGCATGTTGCCGGAGTCCAGCGCCATCGCTACCGGCCAACCCTTCGCCATATGCACACTGGCAGCCGTCGCATAGCCCTCGGCCTCGCCGATCACCGTCGCGCCTTCCAGCTCACCCAGCACATGCCGGCAACCCGACTTGCGCCCGTACTTCGGGAACAGCTTCGTGCCCTGCTCGTTGATCGCCTGCAGGCTCCACAGCTTCCCCGCTGCATCGCGCAGCGGAATGGCAATGCTGCCCTTCTTGAACATCAGGAAGCTGATCGAATCAGGCCGCGGCTTCGGCAGGTTGGCGAAGAACTCACGCGTCTCGCTGCCCACCCACACGTCGCAGCGCTGCCGCTCGTCATCGATGGCCAGCACAACCGTGTAATGGAAGTAGCCCACACCAAAAGCCCCCACCTGCTTGCGTTCCAGGTAGGGGCTTGCGCCTTGCGGCTTGCAGTGCTTCGTCCAGATCAGCTCACAGGCAGCGGCCACGGCTTCGCGCATTACCTGCGCCCTCGCCTCGTCCGCTTCGACCTCAGCCTGGCGAACCGCCCGCCGCGCTTCGGCCTCGGCGTTCAGCCGGCGCTTCTCCTCGGCAGTAATCGGCTCCCGCCGTGGCCGCCAGCCCTCGTCCTTCGCCAGCTTGATCACCGTGCCCATGCCCGTGCCCGCCTTGCGGAACGAGCGCCACACCGTGTTCGCATCCGCCGTGCTGTAGCTGTCAGCACCGGCACTCCAGGTATCCCAGGCATCGAAACCGTTACTGCCGAACTCCGCCTTGATGCCCATGCCCACCTGCAGCCAGGTGTCACGGTCATCGGCTTTGATGTACTGCAGCAGCTCGGGGAGATCGGCCAGGGTTAGAGGTACGCGCTCAGACATCGCGCGTCTCCCCGGCATTCGGCATCGGCATCCAGCGGCTGAACTCCCACCACTTGCCCAAACAGCGATCAAGGCACCGGTGTTGCCCGCCAAGCGGATCGTATTTGCCACAGAATGGAGTGCTATTTAACCGGGGCACAATGATCACCTGCCCACGCTTGGGCAGACGATCATCAACGCTGATCCACCCGCTCTGCGCATGCTGCGGGGCGGTCTGCGCGATGGGGGCGGCGTAGACTTCGCCTGAACCTTCGTCGTCGGTGATTGGTTTGTCTGCCATTACCAGCACCTGGCCAGCGAACTCCAGCTCTGCAATGCCGCCTTCCAGCAGCCAGTCCAAACACAGCTCGCCGTCCTCGTTCTCCCTCGTAACAGCTACGGCCGTGACGCCAATAGGCTGCTGCTGGGTCTGCCCACCGCGCGCTGCAAACGCCTGCGCCCACAGCACGATCAGCGCCCGCGCAATCTTCTCTGAATCGCCAGGCGCATCGTATTGGTCGGCCTCAACGGTGATGACCGGGTACTTGCTTCCATCCTCATCGATAACACCGACAACCCACGCACCATCAACGTCGTCAGCGTCTGAGGGCCACGCCTCGACGAGGGACTTCTCCCAGCCTGCAACAGCGATTACGGCGGCATGCGCACTCATTGTTTGATCAACCACGGCGCACCCCCGCATTCTTCTTGTCCTCAAACGCCTGGCAGGCGAAGCACATCCGGCAACCCTTCACCGCGTCACGCCGGGCCTGCGGAATCTCGCCGCCGCACCCTTCGCACTCGGTCAGGCTTTCGCCCTGGTACTGCACACGGCTTGCGATGATGCGCTG